ACCAGTTGCATGTGAATACAAATCTATATCAGTAGTTCCACCATTAGGAAGCTCAAGACATATCATTTCAATTCCTATTACAGTACCCTGTATAGCGGCAGTAATCTGTCCAAGAGTAGCACTAGTTGTTTGTCCGGTATCTCCTATAACATCTCCATCATCGTTAACAGAAGAAAGTCCCGTAAGATCAATGAAAAATTCTGTTACAATCATACCAGACACTCCTTTTTTACCATAAGGAATCCAATAAGAAGGCGCCGAAGCATTTAATATATCAGCACCTATTGAAGGAACTGGCATATCAACAATCAACGATTCTGCTGAATGGATATGTGCCATTGTACTGGTTGGACTTGCTGGCATATCAAAATCTATACCATAAAGAGTAAGATCAGCATCAGAAACATTAAGTCCTGAAAGATCTATCTGAAGTCCATTAAAGTACGAACTGGCTGCATAAGCAGGAGTTCCGGCATCAGTACCAGCCAAATACATCAAATTAGTTGTACCTGCTACAAATGATACAGAACCTGTACTATTGTATTCAACACTAGCAATATTACTTCCACTCAAGGTAAGTGTACCATCTGTTTCTGTAACCGTATAGTCAACTATAAAAGCAGTTGAAGTATTTCCTACTGTAATTTTATCATTAGCTCCTGAAGTTGCAAAATCAACATCAATAACTAATCCTCTTGCAGTAACACCGTCAACATCGGTTTTTGCACCTGAAGTTGTTGAAGTATGCGAAAGTCCTATTACACAAACATTACCACCAGTAGCAAGATCAAAATCAGTAGATGATGTGTTAACATTATCTATTCTGGCTTCAAAAGCAGTCAAAGTAGTTGCTATATCTGCAGTCAGTGCTCCTGTAAGGTCTTTAGAAATTACAAGACCATATTTATTATTTGCAATATTACTGGTATCTACATTAATAAATGCACCATAAGCAGCACCTGCAGAAACTAATCCTGGATGAGCAATATGAAGTCCATACCATGTACCTGCTGTATGTGTATAAGGATTTGTGGTGTCATTACCTGCAATTCTAACACCATACCAAGTTGCAGTATTAAGAATTGCAGTATTAGCAAATCCTACAGTTAAACCAGCATCTGTATCAGCGGTTGTTCTATTGCTTAAAATATTTACAAGCAAACCAGTTGCATCAGCTCTACTACCTCCTGTAGAAGTTACATTTACATTAACACCAACTATTGCAGAAGTATCTTCATCAACTACAGCAGTATCCAGTGCTATGTTTAAAGCAGTAGCTACTTCAGCTGCGGAAAGTAATGTACCTATATCTAAATCAACGTCTACAGCGGTAAGTGTAGCACTATTAACATCAAAGTTAACTGATAGTGCTGTACCAGCTGTTGCATCATTAGTTCCCCTGTCTATTACTATACCATAACTAGTTGTTGCATCACAATTAATGTAAAGCCCTGATTGTGTACCAGAAGCTACAGTAGAAGATACATCTACATAAAGACCATAAGCATCACCATTAGTATGTGTATATCCACCTAGGTCAATATAAGCACCAAATAGGTTAGCATTAGCTCCACTAGCCCCTAATATACCAGTATATGCCTCATGTAGGAAATATGTATTAGATGCAGATGTTCCGGGAAAATTACCAGAATTTGCTATTTCTACACCATAATATGTATCAGCCCCACCATCATCATGATGACGTCCATCGGTTATCCTTAGGACGGCTTCAGAAGCTGTTATAGTAGACGTACCAAGTGCTATGTCAATAACACCAACAGTTGTACCAGTACGTGCAGCAAGATCAGCATCAATAATACTTGCAGTAGTAAGATTAGTTCCTGTAATATCAATTACATCCTCATTAGCTGCGGGTGTACTATCAATATTATCTACTGTAAGTGTATCATATACTACTCTTGATTCAGAATCAGACTGCCACAATAGAGTTGTATAACAAAGGAATGTGGCAACTTCTTCAGGATGTAATGTAAATCCCTGAGTTGATATAGTAAGATCATCAATCCTACTCAACAGTGGGGGATATACAAGTTTATTACTTGCGGTAAGGTTAACTACCGTAACTGTAAGTCCAACAGCCGATGCCGGTAGAAGAACTCCGGTATTTGCGGCTCCACCAGTAATTACGTTAAACTCTTCAGTAAGCTGAAAAGCATCTGTATTGGCAACACCAGTTGCTGTAACAGCAGGATCAACAGAACTAACTGGAGGTGCTGTAGTAGTAACCGTACCATCTTTTATTAAAACACCATCAATGGTAACACCAGAACCATCTGTTGCTTCACTGATTGTATCTACGTTCATTGCAGTCTCTGTAGTAAATCTCGTATTGATAAAATCAACTACGGCAGTAAACCATGAATTCCCCAAAATTGGCTTGCTAGCCGCTTTATAGCGAGTCAGGCTCAGGCTAGAACGGGTATTAAATATACTCATTTTTTTGCAATTTATTTATTTAGTTAATAATTAATTTCGTGCGTTATTGAGTAATGCCAATTGGAATCCTTGTGGGTCATCTACTGAAAATTTAGCTAAAGCAACTGCTTCTTTTACAATATCTGAATGTATTGATTCATTTAAAAGACAGTTGTTACTATCGTCTATTGGATATTGATCTGGGTGTTTAACTCCCATCATTTCATAACCAGTAGGAGTTGTTCCATCGGTTATAATAACCGGTCTATGAGAATTAGCCAAATTGGCATTTCTTATAGACAATATCCAATATCCTTCAGTATCATTAGGCTGTGCATATGGATTATCCAAGTTTTTTTGATAATGGTCAAATGATATTCTATTTAATCTAATTCTATTAGAAGTAGCTGTAGAAACATACTCGTCTAATATCCAAAAAAACATGTTATCCATACCTGCCAATGCTGCTCCAGTAAACGTAAATGCAGCCGTACCATCACTATTATAATACTGTCCGTCAGTAGTTATTTCAGCGGTTGTTATTGATTCAGAAGTAATCAAATAACTTATTGCAATTTGATTCTTCGCATTAGCCGCTATACCTTCTTTTAATATTTCATATACTACATTTCGTTGTGCCGCAGTAAAAATAGTTCCCCATTCAGCATCAGTGAATCCTGGGGCATTGGCACTATTTACAAATTCGTATAGTACCTCAGTTTCGGTACGCATTTCAGCAAAAGTCATTACTCTTTATTCATTTTAACTTGAGCCACCAACTTTAAATAAAGATCAGATTTTGTTTCTTCTGCTTCAACTAGATATGGAACTAATTCCTGATAAGTATAAGAAGTACCTTCTCCAGGTATTCCATATTTATTTCTAGCTTCTTTAGTTATTGCACCGCCTCTTATAGATCTGTGAATGAGATTCTTAATTTTACTTTGAGGATCTCTTACTATTTTAAGAAATAAATCGGTTTCATTTTCAACAATTTTACCCAATTCTTTCTGTAAAAAATCCTTGTCTGCATTTGTAGGCACTAACTTCATTTCATGTTTTTCCATAAAATATACTCCAAGTACGTCAGACATCTTAGTAACTGAATTTCTCATTTCACCAAATAACATATAAGCTTCGGTTATTTTATTGGTGTCACTCAATTCTTTTTGTTCTTCATATCCTTCTTCAACCAATGCAAATCTAAAATCTCCTTGATTATGTTTTGATTCCCAGTCAGGTGCAATAAACCCTTGTAGTTTAGCTACCCTGTATCTTAAATTATCCAATGGATCTGCTAAATCAAATTCATATCCATTGTGCATCAGTGAATAATCTTTTTTAACTTTGACAAAAAAAGTATGCCAAAAGTTGTCTTTCTTCTTATGCACACCTAGATCAACATCTAAAACTTGTTCAAAGTATGCCTTTTCTTCCTCATCTTTAAAGGGGTTTACAAATGCCCCTCTTTCATTCTTAGGTAACTGAAACCAATTACTGGCACCTTCTACCTGAAAATATGCTACATGTATTGGGTTTGTTACCATCCCGCCACTTTTTGATATTGGTTTTAAAAATACTTTCTTCTTCTGTAAATACCCTTTATCAAATGCTTCTTCTTTTGTAATCATTTATTTTGCTAGTTTAAATTAATAAAAATAGAGAATATTAGGGGAGTTAAATCCTCCCCTAATAAATTCTTAAAATTAACGAAGAATCGTGGGGATTGCCCTAGCGGTTTTCTTCATGTTAGTTATTTTTACTCCACCAATAAAGGCTTTATAAACTGAATAACCATCTACTGAAGTAGCCATCATCCTAGGATCAGTCCGCTTATTATAGGGAGAAAATGGATCTCTCAATCCAGGAATATACCCGAAGAATTCTTCTTCATCTTTTACACTTACTCTTGAAATGTTAGATTCACCATTAGTAGTACCAACATCAAAAATATCATAGATATATGAACTTGCAAGTCCACCATCCGGATGAGCATAGGTATTTGGATAACCATCTTTCATCGGATCAATCATGAGTTTAAATTTGATACCATTAACACTAACATAATTCAGGAACTGTCCTTCATCCAAAGTAAGTTTTCCATCCATGGCTTTGATGTTAACATCAGTCTGCAAATAAGTAAAACCAGAGGCTTTAGTTACTGCATCCTTATGGAACTGATAAGCACCATATTCACCAGTGGATAGGACAAATTCACGCTTATCTTCTGGAATTTTACCATAGGACATATCCATAGCAAAGTCAGTAAGCATATCAAGAGAGAAAGTACTATAAGCCAGAATATTACCATATTCCATCTGTTCGTACATTCCAAATCCAGAACGAATTACATTTCCAGATTCTCCTGTATGTCCGTAAGTTCCATCAGATAATTTGTTAGATTTACCGTACATAAGCAGGCGGGCCTTATCGCGCTCAAACTGAACGAAGAAGTCCCAGCCGAGTTTATCAATCCAACGAGTCTGTACTTTACCATCTTGGTCAATAAAGGCATATGCCAAAGGCTTATTTTTGCCTTTAGAAATCATATTACCCGGAACATCATAATTCTTACGAATCATGGATGTAACATTTTCCATCTGGTAAGGAGCAGTATGATGAACAGAAGTACCTCTCTTGGAGAGTTCCTGTTCAACCAAACCATACAGCTCAGACCATAGAGTATTGGCAGCTAGTTCACTAGCAGGAACCCAAAGAGTGTCATTACTGGTAAAGTTCTGCACTTTATATCTCCAGTAATTACCAACCCTAACGGGCTCTTCAATAACTCTCAACTGATAAATCTCAGGCTTTCTACCCACAATATGGGAGGTAACTTCAAAATATCTTTCTGTAAACCACATATAAAAAGTACCACGATTAAGTCCAGCCTGGTCAGAATCTGCAACTGTGTCAGTTATCGTAGTACTTGTAGTAGCCGCTACTAGCGGAATACTGCGTTCGTCCGATCCCTGTAAAAACCACCTGTAAGCTACATCATCATTTATGTATTCAGTAGGAAGCTTGTTAATGAAGGCAACAATATTATCACTACCTACATTCAGTTCATACAGACGATACATAACCTTACTGATAACTTCAGGTTCTTGCATACCCAACCATCCTAAATGACTTTCTCTCGTGAGACCACTCCAATGTTTTTGATCTACAATTTGAAGTTCACTAATTTTATTCATATAAATTTATTTAGAAAGGTTTTATTAAAATACTATTATTTTAAAATTGATCTTGTTTGTCTTATTATTTTTTTAAGGTCATCACTCTGAAGATC